TAAGTCGCCATACACGTACGCCTAGCTTCTCGTCTTCAATGCGTATCTGCATCTGATACTTCCAGCCTTTAGCGTTCATTACTTTTTTTATTTGCGTAAGAGCTTCCTGGGTGTTAACTGACAGGATAAACACAGAAGAACTTATTACCATGGCATCCCAATTAACTATTATACGAACCCCGTCAGGGTTTAAATCATAAGTCTTCAGTACTGCCATCTAATTTCTCTACTGAACAATCTACTATTATGACATGAGCAGGTGGCAAATTCATATGCGTACCTTTACTTAATCTCATCTTAGCCTTTGTGGCTTTTAACTTAACTGTGAGGTCGTGTATAAATGAATTGTAATTTATCTGTTGCTCACCACACCAAGCCTTCAATGGTTTAGGCAGTAAATACGCACGTTTTAAATCTGTCTCGTATCGTGCAACTAACTTACCTCTAGGCACAGCCTCGGGTATTATTAAAGAATCTCTATTAATGTCTTGCTCTTTACGTAAGTCATCAGTGCTTTTTATCCACAACACATTACTCCAGTGCTCGTGTATAAAGTCGTTAAGGATTTCCTCGACTGACATATTCATGTCTTCTACTTGACGCTTGTTCTCTGATAGTTGTGATACGCCCCACTTAAATATTTTCTTATGGTCGTAATCAACTAACCCTAACTTTTTTGCTATCATAATTCCAGTAACTGTTGCCGACACTAATGCAGACCAAAATCTATTCTCTGCTGTCAAACCCGCCATTTTATCCACACGCTGTTGTACTTCTCCTAGTAACGCCTTTACAGATGATACGTTACTCATAATATATTGGATATACTCTTTACCTGCGTGTCCATAGTTATCTTTTATAGCCGCACTAAATATATCTGTTTCTTCTTTAGTCTCAAAGTGCATCTTCTTAACACGACACTCTAGTATTCTTTGAGCCTCTGCTTTTGGCATGGATTTTGTTATGCTAACACGTTCCACAACGCTAGTGTTTCCTGTTGTAACTGCCAGCAAACTCCAAGCTTCACCACGGTATCTCTCTGTATTGCTCCCACTAGCCATACGCCCTCGTTGCTTACCACCAGTAAGTTGATATACTAAGTCACTAAGTTCTCGTCCGTGTGAGTTGGTTAACTCATCCATATATAAAGGCAAACTATGATATACCTCACCTCTGTTCATCCTTGTATTAACTGTGTCCGATTTGTAAGTTAATAAATCTTCGGGCTTACCCCACACAGATACTCCTGCCTCCATGGCAGTAGTCTTACCCAACCCTGAATCTTTGCTGTATATATGCAATGCGGCACATTTTATGGGAGAAAACTGCATCAATGGTGAGCCAAACGAGGTGCCAACAACAAACTGATGTAGTTCAAACCCATCTTTATTATAAAAGTTTATGGCCTTCTTCCACTCCTCCATAGTGCCTTTTGGTTCAAAGGCAGAGAACAAACCTGCTGTCTGCGTAGAGGGTGGATTGAAGTCAACTTTATCTTTATATATTTCCTGATTACCAAGTATAAACGATTTACACTCATCCCCCGTCCAACCAAACTGTCTGTGAGCTTGATCTGCCACACTGTTCGCTTGTAATTCATTTACCCATGTTGTTGTGTATTGCATAATTTCATCCATCTTTGTAACGGCTACACCTTGCATAGACATTTGTTTACGAAAGTCATCTCTTGATGTAACAGCAGTTAGTGGTAAGGTAAATTCTCTTACCCCATCTTTAGGCAAGTGCAATCGCATCACAACTGCCTCACCGATCTCTACGTCTCGTAATCTTCTAACAACATATAAGTCGTTATGGTATATAAGCTTCTCATCGGGATCTCCCTCTGCGTTACGAGTTCTTACATATATCCCCCCACTTGCACCTCTAAAATATGGTTTAGGGTATGCAGGTATTACATATGTACTTGTAGGAGAATTAGGTAGGTTAACTGCAGGTGCTTCTACTATGTTATCCTCCTCTGTGGCTTCTCTTATTCTTTGCCCTAAAGATATGGGAGACTTTATCTTGCCCCAATGAATACAATCTTTACATATATCAGGACTATAATCATCAAATGTGTTACACAAGTACGGTCCTTTTATTGCGTCGGTCTTCTTTTTTGTTTCTTCTTCTGAATAGTCCGAGTGATTCATGGATACAATATGTACGGCTTGCTCCCCATCAACGCAGAACTTAGCTATAGATAATCCTGCTCTCCATAAAGGCTCACTAATCTCTTGTTGATTTTTAAGTATGTTCTTTATTTGCTGGCAACCTTTTTTAGCCTTAATCTTTTTTATTATGTCGGCAAACACACTTTCCTTATTGCTCAATATAGAATCGAGAGAGACAACACCCTCTGTAGGTGTGTATATATTAGGTATGGGTATAGGATCAGAGCCAAGCAATTCAGAAAACTCATCAAAGTTTACGGGGTTAGGTACATCAACTCCAAAGTAAGTTACCTCTGCAGGGGGGTCAGTCTTATAGTTATGCGTTTTAGGTACTCGTAACACTCTACACACATCTGCTGTAACGGCTACGTCTGCTAACAAGTTATGCTGTGCACACATAGCTTTCAATCGTGTAGCAACGTGGAGCCAATCATCTGCACACACTGCTTCTGTTAATTTCCAATATACATGCACGCCTCTACCCGAGTTAATCTTTAAAGGATTAGGTAGGTTTAACTTTTTGCAAAAATCACGCAATGCGTCGATTGCTTCGGATTGATTTGCATAGTCTTTAGTTCCCCCACAATCAAGGTCAAGGAAGAACGATTTAAATTCTTTTATGTTATCTGTTTTTCTAGAGCCGTCTTTTTCTACCGTACCTAATCCAAAATAAACATCGTACCCTTCTGCATCAAAATTCTGTGATGCGTCAATTAAACGCTCAGTAGTCGAGTAAAACTTTTGCACCTTACGATTATCAATAGGACGAAGTGCTAACAGAGAATATAAACCTCCATCTGCTAGCACGCTTTTTAAGAATATATTTGTATCCATAATATCCACCAAAACCGAGAGTTACCACGACAGAGGTGTCGGTATACACCTTTTTCGGAAATTATCCTAGTCGTGACAAGGTCTTGGTGTTAGTCGTCCCAGTTATCAATATCAGAAACCAAGGAAGCTAAGTCATCTCCAACTACTTTTGCGGCAGGGGCAGGTTTCTTAACGACTTTCTTAGGTTCTTGAACGGGTGCTTCAGCTTCTTCCTCGAAAGGATTAGCGTCTGAATCTGATCCTGCATTTGCATCAAATCCATCAACTGCTGTAAATGGTGAGTCATCTTGCATAGGTTTAAGATCTATAACCTGCACGGCTTTTAACCTTAACGATACTCCATTGTCTCTCATACTATATGGTACAAAAACAATAGCTACATTCACAAGACTACCATTAGTTAGTAGAAAGTCCTCGGGTAACTTGTTACCCTTTGCATCGTATTGAACAGGCTTTCTTGTAGTTTCATTACCATAAGAACCTTTTAACTTAGCCTTATGTGTAAACGAACCATCTTCTTCTTTCTTAAACGGCATAACAAACTCTGCCCAATTAGATTCTTTCTTTGAATCATACGCTAACTTCATTTGCTTGTATAAAGCTTTTGCTTGCTCTTCATTCATACGAAACTGTAGAGTGTAAGCTGAACCCTCATCAGTAGGATTACAAGGAATAGACCTTTGCTCTGTGCTATCATACTTGTAAGTGCGATTGATACGAGGCCACATAACCGTTACGTTATTAATATTATAGTTCATAGTTAAATTATTTGACATTCTAAATCTCCCTTATATGTCATCGTCTAAATTAATTTCGCCTGCATCTGCTAGCACAGGCTCCCTCTGTTTCTCTGTTTTTGTAAGTGCATCTGCTACATCTTCAACACAAAACCTATAAGTACTACCTATCTTTATATAGGTATCTTGCGGTATGTCTTTCTGACGAACCCATGCACGAATTGTTGATATGGACACAGAGAAGTGTTTAGCCACATCCTCGATTGGTACGTATTTTCCAGTCATTATTTCTTCCTCACTACTATTGAATATTCCGTATCTGTATTCAACCCTTTGGGCATCAGATCGGGGTTTTCTTCAAGGAACTGTTTTATGTTAGTTTGATTAAGACGTTTGTCAAAGAACTCGGGAACTTTATTTTCCATAATAAATTCATACATGGATTCCCAATCACTTGTCCAAAACTTAGTCTTAGTCGTTCTAAAAAACGATCCCTCTGAAGTCCTTGCACTCTCGACATTATGCTCTGTGCAATAGTCAAGCAGTGCTTGTCTTAATCTATCTTGTTGGTTAACAAGGATAGCGTCTTTTTCTTTAAATTCAGTAGACATCTTAGCACGTTCAGTCCTTATTTTAATGAACGCTTTAGTTAATCTATCTACAGATATTGCGTCGTCTTCAGCCATATTATTCTCCTCACGTTGCTGATACTTTATATATAGTGCCTATATATCACTTAGTCAAGTATTTCTTTGTAAAGATCGGTAATTTTTGTGTGAATGTTTATTCTGTTATCTAACAGTCTGTAAACGTGTCTTTCTACGTCAGACCCCTGCAGCTGCACAACTGTGCACTTGTGCTTTTGTCCAGACCTGTGTACACGAGCGTTAGCTTGAGCATAAGTCTCCAACGAACTAACTGGGGACCACCACACCACTGTGTTAGCGGCTGTTAACGTGACACCGTGTGCAGCAGAAGCTGGTTGTATTACTAGAACTCGTGGGCTCACTGCTTCCTGAAACTGTTTGAAGATATTTGTACGTGCTGGTGCACTCACACTTCCCTGGATTACCTCTGTGGATATTCCGTCTGCTCTTAGTCTATCAGTCAATATATTTATTGCGTGTTTAAATGGTACAAAGACAAGAACCTTTTGACTTGACTCGTCGATGACTTCTCTCAACACTTTATATCTGTGCTTTATATCAAACTCTAAAGTCGCACCATCATCTGTATACACTGCGCCCGAGGATATCTGTAGTAACTTGTTCATACCCACTGCGGCATTTACAGCAGTGACTTGCTCGCCCGTTACTTCTAGCACTAACTTTTTCTTTAACTGTTCGTAGTATTTTTTCTGTTGTCTAGTAAGTTCTACGGCACGCTTTACATACGTCATACTTGGTAAGTCTAAACATTCTTCTTTTGTAAATCGAATAGCAGGTTGCAAAACTCTATGCACTGTGCTTGTAGCAGATTCTTTTGGTATCCATTTAAAGTTAGTAATCTTAGTCATAACCATATCTCTGAATGTACCACCAAATTTAGGAACTGCTTTTGGGTTTACCATCTTTGCAAGCCCGTAAGCATCTACTGGACTCTGCGCGGCTGGTGTGCCTGTCATCATCCACAGCCACGTGTCCTCCTGCAGTATCTTGTTTAATACTTTCCATCTTCTTGTCTGTGCATTTTTATAATGCGTAGCCTCGTCCACAATAACAAGATCAAAGCCACCTTTATTTATAACGTCGGCAACTATTTCTACACCATCATAATTAATAACAACGTAGTCTGTTCCTTGCTCTATTATAGCTTTTCTTTTCTTAGCTTCGCCATGTGCTACAGCAACAGTTCTGTGTGGAGCAAAATCAAATAGATCGTTTCGCCATGCACTGTCCATAATAGATAAAGGACATATAACTAATACACGATTTACTTTACCTTGTTGCATCAAGAAATCTGATGCCCATATTGCACTAGCCGTCTTGCCCGTGCCTTGTTCGTTAAAACAAAATGATTTCTTATGTTGTGTGAAAAATAATGCCGTCTTACGTTGATGATCAAACGGCTTGTACTTACCCGTGAAGGTATACTTCTTAACTGCTTCCAATGTCTTCTCCTTTTGCAACAGATAAAATCTGCGTTTTTCGTCACTTTTCTAGGGTACAATCACACGTCGAGGTTTTGCTTTGCCTCTGTGGGAGCATCCTAGAGCCTTACTTTTTCTTCTTTTGTCCGTTTCTACTTCTATTTTTAGACGGGCTCTCTAAAAAGTAACCATCTTTGTTACTGCCACCTTTACTTAACATCTTCTTATGACTGACGTCTTTACCCTTTCGGTTAACACCTTTCTTATCCAAGGTACGTCTAGCTTTCTGACGCTCCATACGATTTGGATGCTCACCTCTTTTTACTTGTTTCTTGTATTCTTTTTTATAAGGTCTAGGCGATTTAGTATAAGCCATTAGTTACTCCCGTTATGTATACACTCGAGAACTACACAGTGTCGTTTACATAAGCCACTTGGATGTGCGTTCCAAACATTATTATCATATGCTATCTCCATACGTGAATAATTAGATAGCCATTTTTTCCATAATGCAGGGATTGTATCGTCTGTATAGGTTTGTATTATAAAGTTGTTAGATACTACGAACAATAACCCTGCATTAATCTTCTTTATTTTAGGGAAATATTTAAAAGTAGCAAGTGCCATTAACTCTAATTGCCCTTTATCTGCATATTTAGCTGATTTACTTGTCTTGTAATCTACTATCCATGCCATATCTCCATCTATAATAACTAAATCAACTATACCTCTCCACCAAACATGTTTAGACATGAAGTCACACGGCTCTAGGGCCTTGGTAAGTCCTAGCTTCATTTCGCAATGCTTATCCCCTTTCTTTGCTTTCAAAGACTCAAGCACTGGTTTCATGTATTCAAATTTCTTAGGTATAGGCTTGTCGCTACCGATAAA